AAAGATCCGCACCACGTCCCGTGATTGCTCCTCCTACTCCAGCGGCGAAGTATTCGCCTCCATGATTGGTTTCCCACTTCCCTTTGGCCTTAGCGTCTTCTCTTAATCTAACATCTCCAAAGATTTGTGCGTACTCTGGAGAAGCTAATAAGTTTCTAACTTTACTACCAAATCGGGTAGCTAATTCTGTATTGTGGGATACTTGCATCAATTTCATTTTAGGATTTCTTCCCATTAACCATGCAGGAAAAAACACGGATGCAAATTCCGATTTTGTATGTCTAGGGGGCATATTAACAATTAGTCTGCCTTTGCGTTCATTTGCAATTTTCGTATATTCATTAGCAATAATTTGATGATGTCCCCAATCTTCCTGTTTATCTGTTTTTTTAAAAATAAATTCAGGCCAAACTTCTTTAACAAAATATAAAAAATTATCTTGGCAGAGCTTAATATGCTCAATCCATACCTTTTCTACCTTGTTTCTTAGCTGTTCTGTTGTTAATAAATCCGTATTCATGGCTCTAGATATTTGAAATTTTTAAAATTTTTTTTAAAGGAGTCCCATATCGTTTTACACCCCCATGCGTCTGTGTTTCTTGCTTAAAGACACGCGTTCGTTGTTCAACTCGTGGTTGTATGCGTGGACTATATATGGTGTTCATCAATCTTATTTGTACTACATATTGAGCCTTCCTTCAACTGAAGGCGTGGGCTTGGAGATGGAAGAAAGAGGCAACTAAAATAACTGAAGTAGCTATTGTTGTGGGTGGGTGATGTGGCGAGTGAGTACCCGCCACATTGTTTTATTTAGTCAGTTGGTAGTATTTGTTTAATGACTGGTTTTAAATTATTAATGATCTTTGTTTTAAGTTCATCAACAACTGGGTCATTGGGATACTCTAACATTATTTCTTCAACTGCACTTTCAACCATTTTATAAAGTATTTGGTAGTTAATCTTTTTCTCTATAACTTGATTGCTTGTAGGTCGTTCAACTTCACGACCTACATTGTTGTTTGTTGTTAGTTCAGTTCCTAACAATGTAATTAAACTATTGGGCATTAACTATCTCAATATGTTTAATATCTACTTTGATTTCCACACTTTCACTATCTACTAAATAACTAGCATATAGTTTAGGGTTTTGCTCTTTGAATTTAGCAAGATTAAACCTCTTACTATTTCTTTGTACTCTTTGAGCAATACCCTCATACTTATCTAAACCAACTAACATAATTGCATTAGTCTTTTCAAAGTATGGAAGTATTTCAATCTTAATTAAATCTTTTTGCTTTGTTAAAGATTTAATTTGGTTTTTTATCAAACCATAATTAAGAATAGTAGTCTTAACTTTTTTGTCTATTCTTAAACTAGGTTTAGTTTTTGTTTTTGTCATAAACACTCCTTTGTTTTTTATTTAGACACAATCAAATTATATCTTATCTAAATAAGATACAAGAAATATTTACACTTATTTAATAGCACAACTTATAGTTGTATCAGTATTCAAATCATTTCCACCCACCCCCCGTGTAGCACTATCCATAGTTTAATGAACACCAAACTCGGCTCGGCACGAGCCGAGCCGAGCCGAGAGCATTGACCCCTTATCAATGAATCGTTTTGTCCTTGTTGTAATGAAACAGATTAGCAAATCGCCCACACAACACATCATCTTTAGTCTCGTGGTACTTGCCACCCACTAACTTATCCTCTTTAATGTCTTTGATTGTCATAATATTGCGAGAGGGATCAGATGTAACAACCATTAGTATTTCTTTTTTGTCAGGGTGTTCTGACGGCATACCGTCTCGGTCTCTGTCGTAAGGCTTCTTCTGTTCAACCGCCCAACTTTCCGAGAAGAAAGAATAATGCCGAGCATTAACATCAGTTAGCATGCGCGAGACCGTAGCACCCGCTATATCTTTAGATTTGCTATCGGTAAAACAACAAATCAAATGCAGAATCCCCACTTCCGATTCGGGATTCTCATCCACAACTACATCAGCTCTAATTCCTAAATCTATAAACTGTTGAAAGCGAGGCGAAACCCCCTTTCTCAAGTACGGAATAATAAACATAGCTGGCATTTCTCTCTTTTCTTCTTTACTAAACTTAAACAAATCCATTGCCGTAAAGCAACCGAACGAGTGTAAGGACTGTGTGTCCTTAATATAGTTCTTATCTTTACCGAGTATTCTACAATGCACGAAAGGAATTTGTTTAGCGATTTCTTTTAAGTTCATAACTCTCCTTTTTTCTATCGTCTTATCATATCCCAACCCTAATGCAAGAGCAAAATTTTCTATCACACGATTCTTACAGGAGCTACCTACCGTGCTGGGCTCTGGATGCCAGTGCCCATTAGTTTAAAGACGCGCGCGCCCGAGCCGAGCGACGCGAGAACCGAGACGCTAGAACATGGAACAAAGCAGTGCAATGACTAGGATCGTAAACGCAGGAAACCGAAACAACAAGAAAATTAAACTGAAGAATATGATTCCCATCAGGCTGCCTCCCGTGCCTGCAGCATCTCCTGAGCCCGGACTTCAACGGCCCACCAAACGAGGGCATTCTTGAGTTGCCGAAGCGAGCCGGCATCCTTACACACCTGTGCCATCTTGTCGACCAGCTTCAGGCCTTCGTTGTCTGCGTAATCCTCCAACAGCTGCCAGATCTCTTCCTCATGATCATCGTGAAACTTTACCGTTTCATTGTAGTAGATTAGTCCGGGGACTCCACCTTGGCAGCCGTGGTTGGCAACGTCCTTGATCAATGTTGATCCGGCACCTTCTTCTTTCTCTTTGGCCAAAAGCCATTCTTTTATTTTCATTGTTTCTCCTTTTCTGGCTCACCAGCCAAGCTTCCAGTCTCCCTTCGGCCCGGCTGTGATGGTGGCAATATGAAAGTTAATCCATCCGTAACGCATATGCATGCCCCCGTGAGTTCAGGTATATATATCCCATTACAATGGGAAGTCAAGACTTCTTTTGAACTATTTTCCTGAACAGGACTGGCGTGCTGAAGACTGATCCAGTAGTTTAGTTGAAGACGCGACCCACATAGCTTATCCGAGAACGAGGCGAGGCGACAGGTGAGATAGTTTGTATAAAATTTTGACCAACTGAACCGAGTCTGCATGCAGGTGGCATCCGTCTGGATTTAGTTTAAAGAAGAAAGGCGCGCGGGACGAGGCGAGACGAGACGAGAACCCATCGGATAACATCGAGATCAAACCAATAGCTCCGATGGATTCCCACGCGCGAAGACTGATCCGAATAACTCCGTCGCTTCGCTGATCAGTCGTGTAGCCGTTCCAAAAAGGTTGCCTATCTCTAGAGTGCTTCCCTCTATCGCTACTTATCACACGCCTTCCTTTATAGCATCTGATCAATTCCATGTTGCGTCCAAAGTCTGGTTCCTAGGGGCTTTGCGACCCCGTGGCTACATCTTGGTTTCCATATATCATTTTCCAATGGACCAGCCACAACACGGCATTCTCTATATAAGATATCATGGGATCGAAGTCAAGTCTTATTTTCCCGAAGCCCACGCTGCACCAGACGTCCTGCAGCCGAAGGTTCAGGGCTCAGTGTTTAATGGCGCGAGGGACGAGAACGAGCCGAGAACGAGCCGAGAACGAGCCGAGACTTACCGATTCTCTACCAACTTTTCACATTCGGCAAGCGTATGTTTATTGCTTTCAAATGATTTGTCTCTTTCAATGTGCAGCCCGAAGGGAGGCACCTTTAAATTTTCAAGTTCATTCATTGAAATGTCCCCAAGATCCCAGTCCGAGAGTTTAGCCCCACCGAAAGCTATATTATTTTCAGGATTTAATTCCGTCAGAAACCAGAATCCTACGCCGGTAGGATTGAACAACTTCACGACGGCCTTAAAACTTTTCTCTCCATGCGAGGCTTCATTCTCCTTGAAGTTTTTTATCAATCGTTCTTTTATTTCTTGCGTAAGTAATAACATTTTTTTCATAACACTCCTTTTGTCCCATCTATATAAGATAGCATTTGTTCTGTCAAACTATTTTTACAAGGACTAATGGTCAGGATGCAGAAGCTCCCTGAGTCCCACCCGGACCAGTGTAGTTTAGTTAACGAAAGCGCACGGGAAACGAGGCGAGAACGAGGCGAGAAACCTGAACCAGCTCTGGTTCACGCTGCCGGTCCCAGGGCCCAGTGCATTAGTTCACGTAAACCAGCTTCGTTATCCGAGGCAACCGAGACGAGGCCCACGGCTCCCGACCCTTTTTTAACTTCTAGAAGTTTTAGGGTTCGGTGCTTGACCCCCGAACCCAAGATATACGTTGTTCCCCCATTTTTCAAATGAGTCAAATGCCAATTGATTTGCCACTTGCTAATACCGTAATTCTTGAGATCGTTTGCTTTAAGTTCCAACCAAATAGAACGCCCTTTATATAAAATATAAACATCAGGAATTCCGTTGATAGTGTTAGATTCTATGCGAAAAATTTGTGCTTTTAGTTTAAGATTTTTTATTCTTTTCCAGAGCTTAGATTCTCTGTTTAAAGCCATCTAATTTAGGTCAAGATTTTAAACCAAGCTTCGCAGGAGCTGCGCCAGGCTTATCTTCCAAAACCGTTATTTCCATATCTTCCGGCACAATATTTAATGGAATATCAGTCAAAACATTACCTGAAACCGAAATTCTCTCACATTTAGCCTGAAATGGAGCGACATAATGAGTTAAAGTAGATGGAAAAACAAACATATCTCTAACTGCAGGAAAATAGGATTGAAAAGTAATATACTCACTATTGCCCTCGCCATAAGTAAATACAATACTACCTGGACCAGTTGAAGTACCCACATAATTTTTATTTTCCTCTTGCAACGCTTCGGGTATATCAAGATATATTACAAAAGAATACCGCTCACTATGATTGTGAGGAGGATTATATTCATTTTCTTTTTGATAGTTGATCCACAAGGATTTAAGAAAATATTTATTATCATCTGGTGCAGATACTTTACTGTTGCGCCACAGCTTAACAGCTTCTTCATATAATTTCATCGTACGCGATAAATAAGGGACATATTTATTTAAATCAGAGTATGAATATTCTTCCCTAATATGACCAGCCAGTTTCATTCTATAATCTCTATTTTGATTTCTCATCTCAGCCCCATCTTCGACCAGCATCTTGTGAAACTCATCACTGATTTTAAAATGCATAACGCATGGACCCCAATTTAAAATATTAACTGGAATTTTAGGTGGTGCTTTTTTCTCATCCATAATTATTCCTTCCAACCTCCAAATACCCTATCAAATAAGAAAACAAAAGGAAACAATATAAACCACACAATGACCGTAATACAAATCCACACCCCTTTTAAAAAAATCTTAATCTTTTTCACCTTAACTTCATTATTTTAATTATCACCGAATTAGGAATAATCGTCGCATTTCCTATCTCATCTATTTCCCCAGTCTCCTGGTTCTTCAGTGCAAAGTCTCCAAAAATTTTAGTCAATCCTTTGGCTTGAGATAATAAATGTCCCTTAGTTACACAAATTGGAAGTTTAGCTTTGGTGAAACTAGCCACGTTTTGCCAACCCGAATCTGATATAATATCAGTCCATTGTACTTCGACCATGGGATATCTATCTAGCTCACGCTTTGCTTTTTTATTAATACTAATTTTTCTTTTCATCAA